CGAACAGGAAAAAAAGAAAAATAATAAACTTATATATTTAGATTTTGAGCCCAGTGCCAAGAAAGAGCTCCCTTGTTATAGTCGCTGGCTCACACCTGCCGTTGGATATGACGGCTATCTATACCCCTGCTGCACTACGGCCACGCAGGATTATGAGCAGTACAGAATCGGAGATGTGAAAAAAGATAATTTCTGGAATGTATACTATCAAGAAAATGCAGCTATATGTAAGGATGCCTGCCTGTACCGATGCCAATGCTCGAGAGTCACATCAGAAATAAATAAGACAGTCCGAGAATTAGTGTTCCCGCATGGGGAGGACACCAAAAAACAATGACAGCACAAATTGTAAAAATTAAAACAAAATTAGCTACAGCAGCTCTCGGAAAAGGAATGAAAGGCGTCGCTCGCAGCCTGGCTGCGGTGAATCCTATTTATGCGCTGCTGAATGTCGAGCCGGAATATAGACCGAGAATCTTCGTGGCTGCTGCCCCGCTCAGACGGGCCTTGTATGCTGTCATGGAAGAACTGGAAGCAGGTACGCTGGCAGAGCATACCTCAGATGTGCAGAAGACCCCGGCCGAAATGCGCCAGATATGTACCGTCTCTCCTTCGGAGAGCCCAGCCAAATCTCACTGGTATATATGCGAAGACTATCATATGGATGATGCTGATCTGTTCTATTTTCATCGAGAGCTGTTAGACAGAGAAATTTCCCACGTTGGAATAGTCATGCTAGATTATTTTCTGTACAAAAGGAATGCAAGTCGATACTTGCCGATTTTCCAGCACAAGGATACCGGAAAAATGGAAGTTCGGTACATACGATACGGCGTTCAGCTAGCAGAGGGTTGGGGGAAAAAATACGAAAATACCCAAAAAGGGTGGGATGCGAAAGTCACCCCGACTATTTTGAAAAACTTCCAAAAAAATATTGTCAAAATCGAAAAGGAGCGAGAAGCGCGCTTACTCCAAACTTTAAAATTAACCAAACAAACATGAAAACAAAAAACAAAAAACTACAAAACAAAAAAAACAACAGGGAACACTATACCAAAAGTGATGGGCACTTCATGCCACTCCAGCAAGCCATGAAGGCGCATCAACATATCGATCGTATCGCCTGGGCCCGGCAGAAAATACACGAACTAGAAAGTACATATCATCTGGATGTGGGCTGCAAGGACGGCTATCTCTGCCTGACCCTGGCCGCTGAAGGGATAGAGTGCCTAGGGCTGGACCCTTGTGAAGATGCCATAGAGGAGGCACTTTTCAAGGCTAGTCAGGCAAAGCTGGACTGCAGCTTCAGAGCTGGCTTCATAGAAGATTTGCCTCAGCCGGCTTTCACGTTCGATACAGTATCCGCTCTAGAGGTACTCGAACATGTAGTAGATCCAAAACCTGTGCTCGAAAAGCTAGCTCGGCTGGCCCATTTCGTTCTCATTTCTACCCCCGACTATTACGGACGGCATGGCTGGGAGGATGCAGAAAACAATGAAGAACATGTAAGAATATACAAACAGTCTGAGCTTGAAAAAGTAATAAAAAAATACGGGGAAATAAAAGAATCGGTAGTGAGAGACGATCAGATCTGTATACTATTTAGAACAAAAATTTAATTATATGGATAAATATAAAAAATATTTTGGGGACAAATTGGTATATTTTAGCCATTGGGGCTGCCTAAGTGGGGAATGGGTAGCTGTCACACGTCAGGCCAGAAATAACAATACATACTACTCAGTGTACCGGGGAATTTATGGCTCCTGTGATGTGCTCGGCTGCTCTGACTGCGATCCGTACCGCCTGATAGAGAAGCTCGTTGAATGCTCTACTTGCAAAACCTCCGTTGATGATCTAATGGCTGCACTAATGAAGCCCTACATTACTATTCATGCCGATATTATGCTGGACCTAATCGCCAAAGATGAGCTTCACACTCTTTTTCCGGCCAATCTGAAATACAAAAGAAATGACTACACAGATGGAAAATATTTCGATGAAGTCGATTATGCGAAGTTAGTAGCAGATTTGAAAAAAGTTTTGCAAAATAGTCACCCCGACAATAAAAACATTACCTTTTGAAAACATTACCTTTTAAATTACATTTTATGAAAAAAAAGAAAGTAAAAATCTATTGTAATCTCGTCTATGGGAACTGGTCGCCTCGTGATCTAGAAACAGGTATCGGGGGGAGCGAAGAGAAGCTGATAGAGTTCGCCCGCTACCTGGTTGGTACTGGCAAATATGCCGTAGAGGTATATATGGTCGGCGAGCATGGCGTCTTCGACGGAGTCCGGTACATCGACAGAAAACAGTTTGCCTCTTGGGACCAGCATGACATTTTTATTTCCTTCAAGGAGAGAGAAATTCTCAAAGAAAGTATAAATGCAAGAAAAATTTTTCACTGGACGACAGAAATCGAGCCAGAATGGCCAGGAATGCTCCTTGGCCAGGTTGACACTATATGGACACTATCCAAGTACCATACGAGCCGTATGGGCAATCTCAGCGCGAAACGGGGGAACATCCCAAAATTCGAAGAAAATTTGAAAAAGTTTCGACATCAATATTTATGGGCGGATCTGGAAAGGTTAGATAGAAATAAATCTGAAAAAAAAGCAGGGACAATGCTATACAGTTCTAGCTTCGACCGTGGGCTGGAAGAGCTGTTGAAAAAATGGACGCAAGTCAAAAAAGCTCTAGGCCTAGAGAAGCTCTATATCACATATGGCTGGGCATTCATGGACCGCGTCCTGAAGGGCCGCCAGGGCGGCATGAAATGGAAAGAAGAAATGCAGAAGCTCATGGAGCAGGAGGGGGTCGAATATTTGGGACAGCTCACCAATGACGAAATGTGCAAAATATACTGGAAGTGCCAATACTGGTGCCTCCCCCTCAACAATCCCGGGGCAGAACTCTTTTGCATCAATGCGATCAAAGCGCAATATTGCCGTGCCACGCCTGTGGTTCGAAAGGTAGGGGCCCTCCAAGAAACAGTGAACGAATATATCGACTGGGATAGACTCATAGCGCAGACAGAGGTCACAGAAGTGAATACAGAAAAAAACAGAATGCACGCAGAAAAGTTCGGCATGAAAAGGCGCATAGACAGCATGCTGCAAGACTTCGCTCGTTTGGAAAAGTAAAAAATATGGAAGACTGAGCAGTGGGTATAATGTCCATTATACTCAGTACTGTTTCATGACTAATCCTCTTCCCCTGCCAGCGTTTCACGGATAAGGGGAAAATGGCAGATTTTAAATTTTAAATACTATAGGAATGAAAAGAAAACTCGTCTTTTTAGATTTCCACTATATACACATTCCGAATACACTCTCGGGCTACTTTTCCTACAGGCACGGCAAGTATGAGATATGTATAGAGCCATGCTTTGATGGCCATAAAGTAGCTATCTACGACGATCAGAAGTCTCTCATATGCCCCAAAAAAGTGGCCGCTGACTCCCTGGGCTCAGCTGTGGAGGCAGCAAACGTATTACTTGTTCAATATATTTTAAAATAGAAAATATGGATCTACAAGACCTCATCCTGCAGAACTCCCGGCGCCTCCGTTGGCATACAACACAGAAAAAACAGCAGTTGCTGAACTGGGAATATATCCAGCGGCGCCTGGGAGAATACTTGCGTACACGGCTGGACGGCCGCATCGTCATTAAGCTCAACGACGGAGCCATCTCCGGCGTCTACGACCAGCCTGTGATTACATCTGGAATCACGCAAACTGAGTACTACATTCGCAAAACACATTGAACACTCAGGTATCATAGGCGACTGTCATGATACTCTCGCCATATGCCGGTGCGCTTCGAGCTATCTCCGGCTTCTATATCTCCGCCTGTTCCTACCCCTATCGCCAGCCGCACCCCCTCGACTAGCGAGTCCACCCAATCGTCATGTGCTCCCCTCGGGAACTGAGCAATTTCTGCGTTGAAAGCCTGATAGTTCTTGTGAAATTTCACCGTTCCATTTTCCGTATACACAGAGATATCCCGAGCCCTGGTGACCTTATCTTTGATCTGCTCGATATCTATGACAGGTGGGTAAATTCCTTGCTCATTCCCTATTTCCCTGACCCGTTGAAAAAACCATTGCTGAAAGTTGTTGGACTCTATGCCGATTTGTTTGTGTTTGTATTTCTTGTAGTAGTTGAAAAACCACGCCAGAACGTCTTTCATTTTTCCCTTCATGCGCTGAGGATCAACCGTATATAGCTCGCCTGTTTTTCGCTCCCTGGCTATGGTTACAATTGCACAAAAATCATTTTGTTCTTTTTCTCTGCTAGAAAGGTCCAGATATGCATAGCAGTCACAGAAGTTAAGGTCAATGCCTTCGTAGAACTCCTCGGTGAATAAAACCTGCTGGCTAGGATCAAGGGGGTTGTTCATAAATTCTTGCTCGAACGCAATACTGCCGATATCCTCTTTCTTCTTCTCTAGTAGGTCCAGCGTCCACCACTCTGGCCAGAGTGGCTCATTACTTTCGATCGCCCGATACAGCTTGACGAACCAGCCTTCCGGCGGGTTCTCTATAATATTCATCAGTAGCGAGTCAAAATGCAGGATGGTACCTACCATCAGGATTTGAGTTTCGTGCGAACCCAAATTCAGGATAGACTTCGTGAACAGATTGCGCAGCTTCTCTCGCTGTTCGCTGCTTTGGACGTTTTCATCATTTTCTATATCGTCTAAAACAATAAGGTCCGGCCTATACTGCTTATATTTGATACCTCTGAGGCGTGTATTCGTCCCCCTAGCTATAACTTTGACATCCGTGAGCGTGCGGATCTCTGACGCCGTCCACTTTTTCTTCTCCTCTGCCCTAGGCGGAACATATCCAGCTATCCTGCCGAAATCTCGAATGATACGCTCATTCGTTTCGAGCTCTTCTATGATGGCACCCAGCAATTCTTCTGACTGCTTCGCCGTATCCGACATGAGAATAATGAAGTGCTTTTTCTGATACAGAATACACCAGAGAGGATAAATAAGAGAGAACCATGTGGATTTGGCGTGCCCTCGAGGCGCAGCCAAGGAAATGCGCCTGTATTTGGAAAACAGCGCTGCCCATTCCCTATGCAGCCGGCTGATTCGGCTCTGTGCGTGGTGTGCGAGATACCATCGTGCGAATACTCGGATATCGTGTTCAGCTACTGCTTGGAGCTGCCGTGAGCTCTGCAAGGATAGCTTCCGCTTCTTTTTGTTCTTCGGGGGCGAGTTTTTGGGCATAGTTGTGGTTCACGGTTTCTGATTTGGTTGGGGCATAGAGGCCCAGCAGCTTATTCTCTTCCTGCAGGACCGATAGAGCATCCTTCACACTTTCACTCGCAATGTAGAGCTCCTCCAGTCTGTCTATTTGCCGCGCCAACGTGATCTCAGATCGCGCCTGCGCCTTCTCTTGACGGTTACTGATGTATTTCGAAACCTTAGCATTTCTTAGCAATCTGGAAGAGTTCGCAGCGGCTGTCTCTTCTTTCTTCACTTGCGGGTATGCGGCAAAATATGACCGGGTAGCGTTGCCTGTTTTGAGGTATTCATCCGCGAATTTTTGTTGATTTGGGGTTAGCAGCATGAAAAAAGGTCACGAGTACGGAAGCACTCGTGACCTTAAAAAGTAATCTCGGTCCGTTTTGAATTTTTTAGCTCTATAAGATTATATCTAAACTTAGAGAAAATTTCAAAAAAACTAGAAACCCTTATCAGCTAAGGGAATTTTCTTCGAGAAAATGCTTGACATATCTCCAAAGATATGTCATAATATATATAGTAATACATCAGAGACATACAAGAAAGGAGTAAAAAAAAGTCTCAAAAAATCAAAAACGACCCATTTATTATTTTTTACAAAAAAAATCATGACAAATACAAATACACAGTTCCGAGTTCAGCATGTATTCAACACATCGAATGATGCAACCACTTTCACTTTTGATAATGCCGGATACTACGACACTCTCGCAGAAGCGAAAAAAGAAGCCGAAAGTTTAGCCCTTTCCATTCACGCTGACGAAAAAAGAGTAATCTATTGCGAAAATACCGTCATAGTAGAAGAGGTTCTGCGAGATGCAGACGGGGATGAAATAGAAGTATCCGAAGTACACAGTATCGACATCGCTGACAGTGATGAAGAAATAGCCCTATTATTTCAAAAGTTTCTAAATACACATCACGCAGATACACTATCTGCTCAAATATGTGGAGATAGAAAAAGTGTTCAGATAGAACACCTAGGAACCGAAAATGATACAGTCTTGCTAGAAATAGAAGATGCTCATTTGACTTTCTGTGATGTAGGATCCGGAGTTCTACACGAGATTGTTGAAAAAGCCTGGGAAGAATACATACGATAGACTCCTGACACCGCTCGTACAGGAGTGCGAGCGGTGATTAGTAGTTTATTTTTTAATTTTATTATTTCAATTTATATATGACAAAACTGCAAAAACGCACGAAACAAAAAAGTTTGCTTTTCACTCCTGAAGAGTTAGAGATATTGGCATACACGGCCCGAAAAATGAACAAATATACCTCGGTTTTCATTCGAGAGAGTGCCCTAGAAAAAGCCTTAGCTATCAATGATATCCCGGGCGCTCAGGAGAATATCACCAACGCTCTCATTGCACTATATAATAGGGAATTAGAAGAAATTTCTGAAAAAATCAAAGAGTTAAAAAACAAAAAAAATCCCGATATAAAACGTATACAGTTCTTTGAAAAAAAAGCGCAAATTCGACGAGAGATTTTAGAAAAAATTTCAAAAAAACTAGAAACCCTTATCAGCTAAGGGAATTTTCTTCAAGAAAATACTTGACATATCTCTAAAGATATGCCATAATGTATATAGTAATACATCAGAGACAAGAAAGGAGTAAAAAAAAAGTCTCAAAAAATCAAAAACTATTTATTATTTTTTACAGCAAAATCATGACAAATACAAATACACAGTTCCGAGTTCAGCATGTATTCAACACATCGAATGATGCAACCACTTTCACTTTTGATAATGCCGGATACTACGACACTCTCACAGAGGCGAAAAAAGAGGCCGAAAGTTTAGCCCTCTCCATACACGCCGACGAAAAAAGAGTAATCTATCGCGAAAATACTGTAATAGTAGAAGAAGTTCTGCGAGATGCAGACGGGGATGAAATAGAAGTATCCGAAGTATACAGTAT